CAATTAAGGCTAAGGTTAAAGTCTTCTACCTCAATTAGAAGAATACTTAAAAACCATGGCTTATTGAAATAGGGAGTTCCTATTATATTATAAATAATATATTTATGCGTGAACCATCTATCCATATAACTAAGTCTCAATTTGAGGAAATATTAAATACCCTAGAGGTAGATAACTTCCCAGTTGAGGCTTTTTTTGTTATTGCTCGAAAAGAGGCAATAAATCATAGAGCAGTCTTAGTTTCTAATAATAAGAATACTAAGCGAGTTAATAACATATTACTAGCATCTAAGGGGGATGCTGCCCTTGTTGCCGATATTTTATATGCAACCCGTATAAAATTAAAACATCGGGGAGTTCGGAAAATAAATGAGAGTAATTCTCGAGAATGGGCAAACTGTAAAAAGCTTGCCGAAGTATGTAACACTTTTTGTGAGGATTTTAATCTTGATACTCGAGAGGGTTTTATCAAATACATTGAGACCGGGTTAAAGAGGATGACTGATTGTCGTAATGTTATGCAAAGGTTATTATCTATGCAAGAGAACATCACTAATCAAATATCGGCCGAGATCGAATTGCAGGATTCAGATTTAAAACTTACTAAAGAGATACATGATTACTTTATAGGTAAGATTGCTAAAGCAACTGGCATATATGAATCTTATGAGAATCAACCAGAGAAATATATACACTTTGTAAGGTTAGGGGATTTTTTAAAAAAGAAACATTGGGATTTCGAATCTTTCATTGATGCCCAATTCGAATCTCTTGCATGGTGTAATGGTTTACCAGAACCAAGTCAGATGTACAATGATAAAGCCATTGAAAGATATAATAAATACTTATATAAAAATAAGGGTAAACAATCTTTAGAAGATGAACCTCAAGTAGAGGGAAGTCTCTGGGATAAAATAAAAGATTAGTATGAGTAAGATAATTATTCAGAATGGTAATATGTGTGAACTTGATATACCTCTCAAGTATGCACAAAAACTCTATAATGAGTTTGCCATTCGACATCCGAATGCCTTCTATTTACGTACAAGGCAAAGAGGTATGCAGAATTGGGATGGTAAGATTCACTACATCACCAAGACTGGGCAATTTAAAATAGGTTTACTTCCCAGGGTATACGATAGGTGTATTGAGATGGGGATTAAACCTAAAGTTGTAGATATGCGTCAACCTTTACCTAAAGTCAGTAAAGTAGTTACGAATATAGGTAAATATAAATTAAGGCCAGAACAAGAGAAAGCAGTTAAATCTGTAATCAATAATAAAGTGGGTAATCTACCTTTTCATATTGGCGTATTAGATTATACGGTTAACGCGGGGAAAACCCTCATCATGTCGTCTTTATACTTATCATATAAGAAACAGTTAAAGACTTTGTTAATAACTAATGATTCTGATTGGTTAAATCAGGCTAGAGAAGAATTTAAGCAATATCTTCCCGGAGAGGATATCACTTTTGTTCAAGGCAAAGTTTTAAACTGGTCTAATTTTACTATAGGTATGGTCCAATCTATTTCAAGGAACATGAGATTCTATCAAAAGGAATTATCTCAGATAGATATGGTACTTGTAGATGAGGCTGACCAGGGGGGTAGTAAGCAATATCAGAATGTAATCACTCGGTTATTTAATACCCGAATCCGTATAGGATTATCTGGTACCATTTATATGAGTAAGCTTGCAAAGGATAAGGTTAAGAATATGAACCTCGAATGTTTTTTTGGTGAAGTGATTGCAGAATTTAAACTCAAGGATTCTATTAAGAAAGGTTACTCAACTAATACTGTAGTAAAGATAGTACCAGGTAAACCTTGGTATGGTAATTGGGAATCCGATTGTATATCCTATAAGGAGATATATGATGATTCTATTACCGAAAATAAAAGGGCTTGGTTAATGGCTTATAATCGATTACAATGGAATCTTAATCAAGGTAGATTTCCTGCTCTCATAGTATGTAAGCATATTGCACATTGTGAAAATCTATATAAATTCTTTAAAAAGAAACTGGGAGATGCCTATAATATTGCCTATGTCCATGTTAATACTAAATCTAAATTAAGACAACAAATAATGAAGGATTTTAGGGAAGGTAAAATCGATATTCTGGTATCAACTACCATCATTGCTCGAGGTAAAAACTTTCCTAAGCTTAGGTATTTGCTTAATGCAGCAAGTATGGATAGCCAAGAAAAATCGATTCAGTTCCTTGGTCGTTTGGTAAGAACCGATAAATCGAAAAAGAAAGTGTACCTTGATGACCTTCACTATCCTGGAGATTATTTAGATAGGCATGGTAAACATAGGAAACAATATTATCAGAGACAAGAATTGAAAGTAATATTGTTAGATAAGCTTTGGAAGAATCATCCTAACCATAGCCTTAGTCAAAATTAACTAGAAGTACTATGAGTATTTACTTTTTCTCCGAAGGAGGAAAAGAAGATTACAATTAAAAGCATAGAGGCATATACCTATAAATAATACATTATGAAGATTACAATAACACTAATAACAATTGCTTTATTCATAATCCTAATATTTATTCTCAAGTTTATGAATAAAGAACCTTACGATTATACATGTCACAATTGCAGTAAGAGATTCCGAAAGAAAGATTTAAAAGATCTCAGAGGATCTTGGCATTTGAAAGATTGGACTTGTCCTCATTGCAAATATCAAAATATAACAGTAATAACCAGCTATAAGCCATGAATGATAAACTTATATGTATCAAGGATGAGGATGATCCCAAATTAATTGATCTCCTTTCAGATGGATGGAAGATAATTCAAATCTCTGCTGCTGGCATTTATTGCTGGGTACTTTTAAGAAAATCTTTAAATCTATAGCCATGATAATCACAATAATAATTTTAGTTATACTAGCTCCAATCCTATATATTTTATTATTCAGCAACAAATACGATGAGAATGATGAAGAGTATTAAACAATTATTTAAGGTTTCCATTATGGATGAGAAGAACATTATAGATCAGGTATTCAATAATAAAGATCTGATCTGGATATCTGATATCAGACGTAATCGGGATAGTCCCGATTCTTGCGATTATTATTTTATAATCAAGTACTCTAAGGACCTCTATTTCAAGTTTATTCAAGAAGGTTCTACTAAGAAAGATCCTGTACAGTTAATAAATCTCCGTCAACTATTTATAAATACAATCGGACATAGTTATCTCTCTCTTACAAAGGGAGATACCAAAGATATAATTATTCGAACTTTATAAATTTTCAGAGAAGAATGGCAAAGAAGAAACAAAAGCTACCAGATCTTTCCAAACAAGACATCCTTACTCCCATAGATTTGAGTACTATGGGAACTAACGGGGATCCCTGCTTTGGTATTGGGTATGATCTATCAACTAAAGAATGTAAGCTATGCGGAGATTCAGAACTATGTGCATTCAAGATGTCCCAGAACTTGAACATTACAAGGAAAGAGTTAGAACAGAAGAATCAATACAAAGATTTGGATGTATTAGAAGACACGGTTGGTATCAAGAAGTACATCCGAGGCTTGATTCGGAAAGGGAAAGACAGAAAAGAGATTATTACAAAAACTGTTGAGAAATTCGAAGTACCAAGAAAACGTATTAGAGAACTTTATAAAGAATGTATTAAATGATGAAACCAATAGAGATGATATGGGCTATGTTCAAGGTATACCTTAATAACCCAAACTATTTTGTAAAGCAAGAGGATGTACTTGCTAACCTATGTATGAAAGGATCAGTAGATGTATTAAAGATGTGTAATTCACTGGGAGTACACGTTTCTAGACCCGAGAAATTAACCTTTGGACAACTCTTACGTAAATGCAATATATTATGAACAGATTTAGATTTATCAAAGTAAGGGAGGTAGTATCTCCCAACAGAGCAAACCCAAATGATGCTGGGTTAGATTTTTATGTACCAACCAACTTGACTTCAGAGGATATTCATTCTAAGAATGAAGCCGATAGGGAGGGATATGGTTTGGATATCCCTTTTAGTGAAAATTTTGTAAGGCATATAGCTTTACAACCGGGGCATCGTATACTTATCCCATCGGGGATCAAGGTATTACTAGAACCTCCCACATCGATGTTAATGGCAGCAAATAAATCCGGTATAGCTACTAAGAAAGGTTTATTATATACTGCTGAGATAGTAGATTCTCCCTATGTGGGTGAAATACATATCGGAGTATATAATACTTCTCAAGAAACTCAAATTATTGAGGCTGGTCAAAAGCTAGTACAATTTATTCATGTACCAGTTTATATTACTGAACCCGAGGAAATTCAGCAAGAGGAATTCTATTCAGAATCTCAAATGTGGGGAAGTAGAGGAGATAAAGGATTTGGTTCATCTCAAATTAAATAACAGTGGACATAAGGAACATAAATGAACAAGTGCCTCAGGTAGAAGAAACTGAGGCACAGATACTACAAGAAATGTATGACCTTGGGTTAGAACAATTCTTTGGATATAAATCCATAGAAAAGCTACCAGATTACCCATTAGATATAAATAACCCAAAGAACCAAGTTATCCTCAAGGACTTCATTGGTAGAGTTATCGAAGAATTAACCGAAGGATTCGAATCTACAGATGAAGTAGTATCTATATATCGGGATTATGGGTGGAATAATGATTGCTTAACTTCAGAAGAATATACTCAGGTATTAAACCATCTAGCAAATGCCAATGAAGAACAGGCAGATGCTTTGGGATTCTTCTTTACTTTGCTTGTGTATTCTAATATATTGCCAGAAGATATATTAAAATATAAAGATGCAAAGAGTTTATTTGAGGTAATGGCCATCGGAGTTAAAGAAATACTTATCAAGTACCCAGATCATCGAAGTGTAAGGAAATATCCTATACTAAGTTCAACAGATTGGGCAAAAGAAGATAGAGCAGAATATGATAAGATAGTTTCTTATACTCCAGGTTTCAATGAAATGAGTGAAATATCTCATGAAAATGAGAAGTTATATTTATGGGAGGTAATATATGAACTAAACAAGGCAAGGAATTTCCTTAAATGTAGACCTTGGAAACAAACCCAAGTAATGACTAAGGAAATAGATTTTCAGGAATCCTTAGTAAAAGCTTTCTATCTATATATGGGATTTTTAGCTATGAATGGATTTACTCCTTGCGGCTTATTTAGTTTATTCTTTAAAAAACAACGTCTCAATTTATGGAGACAAAAAACTAATTACTAGCATGTCAGGTTGGAACCGTAAACTAAAAGGTCTTCAAACCAATACTGAGGAATCCTTACATTCATTGGAATTTGCTACTTCACAAGAGGCATGGGAAAAACTCAATGAGGGTTTCCTAAGATTAGATCCTATACTTTTTGAAAAAGGGTCTACTGCTAACAGTGGAGTAGCAGTAGTGTATAATGTATTTATAAAGATACGAAAAGCATGGGTAGACCCAGAATTTGATTATGGTAGATGTTTCAATTACAAAGAAACTAAGTGGACTAGCTTATTGAATAATTACATAGACTTTAATAAGCTTGACTTGATGCGCAGTAAACTGAGAGTACTGAAAAACAAGTATAATCAGAATTACAATGTAACTTATATGTTTAACAATCATCATGATAATGGTAAACAATGTCTGATAGCTGCTACATTCTCAAAACGGTTTGGGGAAGATATACCGGTAATAACTATGGTAATACGAGCTTCCGAGATTACGAAGAGACTAATCTTCGATTTCCTCTTAATCCAGCGTATGTCAGAATATGTATACGGACCGGATCAGTCGGTACAAATCAACCTATTCGCAACTCAAATGTACGGAAATGTGGAGACACTTCTAATGTATCATACCCATAAACCTTTGAAGAAAGTACTTAAGGGTACTGATAAAGAAAACCCTTGGATCAAAAGGTTAAAGGAAATCTTCGATAAATTTCAGAATGGTACAGAGAAAGAATTCTCTTCATTCAAGGTATTCTTTAGAAGTTTTAAAGTGCTTCGACCAGATTTATATGAGGAAACATATAAATCAATGAAAGCAAAAGAATTACTTCTTGAATATGAAGACATAGAATATCCAGAGAATGTAATTTCTTACTCTCAACGTAAAGCATATAAGAAAAAACTTTTAAAACAACAAAAGAAATGAGGATTTATTCGAACAGTTTTGAGTTAATGTCAGAAATGGGCAGAGAGCTCAACAGTTATGGTCAAATTGTGAAACCAAAGACCTATCAGAATAAGGTAATCGAAGGTAATGAGGATTTTATAACAAAAGAACTCATTTGCCAACAATATTGCTTAACTTCACTTGGAGACCCAGTATGGTTATTCGTATTCTCTCATTCAAAAGAATGGGCAGATGCCGAGTTTAAAGAAAGGATTGATACCTCTGATATAATTAATCCAGGTAAAGCTTGGGAATTAAGAAAAGATTTATGGGAACAGTTTTTGGTAAATGGTAAATTTGATTATACCTATAACGAAAGGATGGTAATTCTTCCCTATACCATACAATTACTAAAATCAGATTCTGATACTCGTAAAGCAGTATTACCAATATTTAATGGTAATGGTGAAGATGATACTCTTTATTACCATGGTAATAAACGTATACCCTGCTCTATGTATTATGATTTCCTTATCCGTCAGAATGGCAAAGGAGAGAAGGTATTACATATTTGCTATCACCAAAGAAGTTCGGACTTTGCCCAACATTTCGGTAATGATATTTATTTAGCTTGGAGATTAATGGAATACGTAGCTCAAGAAGTAGGTGTAAAGCCTGGTTATCTATATCATACCATAGATTCATTGCATATATACAAAAAAGATTGGCATTTCTTATCTTGTAATTTAGAGGATTTGAAAGATGAATACTAAATATTCAAATATAAAAGGGTACCCTGGATATTATATATCTAAAAGGGGTACCCTTTTTACTTCTCTTAAAAGGGTAGGAGTTAAAGGGAAAGGCCATGGTAGGAAAGGTACTACTACTGTGATTTCTAATACTTGGAGAAAGAGGTTGGTATCATTAACTTCTAATGGGTATTTACAATGTACTTTGTTTAGAAAGAGGTTTTATATACATAGGTTAGTATATGAAGCTTGGATTGGTAATATACCAAATGGGTATGATATTGACCATATAAATGGTATAAAAACTGATAATCGAGTATCTAATCTAAGAGCAGTTCCAAGGTCAGAAAATTTGAAACATAACTATGAGTTAGGTTTTAGGGGTTCTAATTATATACATACTTTTTCTGATAAAGAAAGGAATTTAATAATGATAGACCATAAAGAAAAGGGTCTTAGTATAAAGAAAATATCTCTTAAGTATGGATATTCTAGGTACTTTATTCATCAGGTATTGAAAGGAATTAGATAATGGAAACAAGATATAAGATAATTAAGAACAAAAGAGAGCTTAAGAAACTTATTGCTTGTTGTAAAGCTACCGGTTATGCTTGCTGCGACTACGAAACAAATGCAGAACCAATATACAATAAGAATTTTAAGCCAACTATACTCTCAGTATCCTGGATGCCAGGGTTTGGTGCTTCCATTCCTTTAGACCATTTCGAAACGAAAGATTATACTTCATCAGGTTGGAATTGGAAAAAGATGCTAAGGAAATTTGGGGAAGAGGTAATTGAGAATTATGACATTGTAAAAGTTGCATGGAACTGGAAGTTCGATGACCAGATAAATCAAAAATATCAAATATTCTATAGAGGTACTTGTTTAGATGGTATGCTTGCAAAATACCTATTAAATGAAGAAAAACCAAATGATCTAAAATCAATGGTAAGAAGGTATTTACCTGAGTACGGTAATTATGAAAAGCAAGATGCCTTCGATAAGATACCTTGGGATCAAAAAGAATTAGACCCACTTTGCCATTATGGGTGTCAAGATACAGATTATACTCTTAGGTTAATGATATTCTTTGAGAAGAAGTTAATTGATTTGGGTTTATACAGTACTTTTAGAAATCTAATAATGTCTGCATCAAGGGTACTCACTTCAGTAGAGAAGAATGGTTTATATCTAGATAGAGAGTTCAATAATCAACTACTGGAAACATATAAACCAAAAATAGATGCTGCTAGACAAGCCATATATGATTTGCCAAGAGTAAAGAAATTCGAAAAGAAGTATAACCAAGAAAAGATTGATAAGTATATTCAATCTATCGAATCAGAACTTGAAGAGTTAGATTATAATGATCCAAAAGATAAACGGAAGATTGCATCAAGGGAACAGAAAATCTCAAATATCAAGGCAGGCATATTCACAACTAAAAAAGAACAAGAACTAATAAGACCCATTAATTTGGGTAGTCCAGTTGATTTACCTGCATTGATGTATTCAGAAAGGGGTTTCCATTTTGATGTGATTAAGAATAATGAATCTGGTAAACCAAGCACCGATGAAGAGACTTTAACTAATTTAAGGTTAACAGTTAAAAACCCAGATTCACCAAAGGCCATCTTCCTTGATAGACTTCTTGAATTACGAGGGTTAGAGAAGATGTATAAAACTTACATTGAGGGGTGGAATGAAAAAGTACAAGATGATGATAGGTTACACGGGAGATTTCTTATTCATGGGACAACAAGTGGAAGATTGTCTTGTATAAGTGGAGATTCTTTAGTTCTAACAAATTATGGTGAGATACCTATTAGGGAGTTAGAATATTTCTCTGATGAGGATGATATAAAAGTAATGACTCAAGAAGGTTGGAAACCTTTAGTAGATTTTATTTACAAGGGGGAACAAGAGATGTATGAAGTTACTTTAGAAGATGGAACTTCTATTAGATGTACATTAGATCATAAATTTATAACTAATCAAGGGACTAAAAGTTTAAGGTCAATCTACAACAGTTCCCGAAAAACTATATCTAATAAAATTAAATTATTAAGATATGTCGAAGAACAAGAATAATCGACCTAAAGAAATAAGGTCTCTAAAAGGTCCGAGTAGGAAACTAGAACTTATAGTAGAAGATGGTAAGAGGTATATAAAGAAACACGACTTGCAGCATTATTTCTTTGATCAGAAGTGGAAGATAAAAGATTTCCAATATCATTTTGGACTTGGCCATAGGATAGTAAGAGGATCCCTATACAAATGGTTTTCTAAAGAAGAGATAGATAAGTCTCACAGGGAGAAAATTGCTGAAAGACAAAAGGGAGAGAATAATTCTAATAGGATTAATTGGTATAGACCTTCTAAGGTAATTCCTTTAGAGTTGTTAGAAAAAACCATACAAGGTTCTCTTACTAAAAGGGAAGTGAAAGAGAAATTAAATCTAACTTCTTATGAACTTTCTAGTATACAGCAATATTATAATTTCAGGCTTCCCAATAAAAATAGGTTGATAGATGATTTTTGTTCTAATCACTTAACTAAGAAAGAAATCTTTCTCTTATCAAAATTCTTATGTATACAGGAATTAGAGAAAGATTTCTTGAGTGGAGACCCTAAGAGAATCATGGAAGTAGTAAGAAAATTACATTACCTACAGTATGATCTAAGGATTATTATTAGAAAACTTAAGAAGTATTATAGGGAAGAAGATTATAATTTACCAACTAACATAATAGAGTACAGGTTTTATAAAGAGCTTATAAAAATGAGGTATAAAGTGATACCTCAATTCTTTTTTAAGGATCTTAATATACATGTAGATTTCTTATTAGATGATTCTATAATTCTGGAGTTAGACGGGAAAATGCATGTACGAGAATTAGATTTAGAAAGAGATAAAGCACTTAACTCACTCGGTTATCAAGTAATTCGTATAGACTTAGAAAAAGAAAATCTAAGTAGGTTCATGAAAAATAGTGATATAAGAAAATGTTTAAAGAAGTATCTATTAAATCAATAATTCCAGTTGGATTACAGGGAGTATACGACTTATCAGTAGATGAGTGTCATCAATTTGTGGCAAATGGTATATTGCATCATAATTCTGCAGAACCAAATGCTCAACAAATACCTAAGACTTCAGTAGACCCAAATATAAAGAAGCAATTAGTTGCTCCAAAAGGAACTCTATATATTGCTAGTGACTTTAGTCAAGCAGAGTTAAGAATCATGGCTCACTTATCTGGAGATGAAACTTATCTGAATGCTTTTAACTCTGGTCAGGACCCTCACTTGGCAATTGCTGCTACCAAATATCATGTTCCTTATGAAGAAGCTTTAAAAATATATGAGGATGAAAACCACCCAGATCATAAGATATGGAAGGTAAGGAGAAAGCAAGCTAAACAGATTGCATTTGGACTTATTTATGGAATTGGTGCTAAATTACTAGCAGTAAAATTATCTGACCCAAAATCTGGTATCATAGTTACACCAGAAGAAGCACAAAAGGAAATGGATATATTCTTTGGTCAACATCCTAAGCTAAAAACCTTCTTAAAGAAACAAGAGAAATTCCTTAGAAAGAATGGCTACTTAGTTTCTTTATTTGGTAGAAAACGAAGATTACCCCAAATTTATTCTTCAGATAGGGGAGAAGAAGCTTATGCTTTACGACTAGCATTAAATTTTCCTTGCTTATTACCATCATCTCAGGCTCTTAGTAAAACTAAGGGATGGGTAAATTATGAAGATTTAAAAGTTGGTGATGAGATATTGGCATTTAATCGGGACATAGGAGAATCAGAATGGCAAAAGGTTGAAAGGGTAAATGTATTTGATTATGATGGAGATATGATTAGGTTAAAGACTAAGCATCTTGATGTATTATCTACTCCCGATCATAGATGGGTAGTTACTAAGCCGAATAAAATTTCTAAGTTGAATAAAACTGAAGTATTAACATCTGATGAGTTATATAATTCTGATAAACCCTATGCTATTCCAATAAGAGCTCCACATAATAATCAAGTAAAAGCTAGATATTCAGATGTTTATGTTGCTTTTTTAGGTTGGTATCTTACTGATGGCTATTTGAAGAATGGCAATATAGTAAGAATATGTCAGAGTAATACTGCAAATCCTCACAAGGTAGATATTATTGATTCAATTATGGAAGAATTAGGTGTGGAATTCTCCCGTAGAGAAAAGAATCAAGTAATATGGGAAATAAGAGACCCAGAATTTGTTTATAAGCTCAATAGATTAGTTCCTGAACGTAAGCTAAATATGAAATTATTAACCAGATTAACTAATCCTCAATTAAGTATCCTATTAGAAAATATGAGATTGGGAGATGGTTGGTCGATATGGGCAACTGGAGATAAAACTCAAGGAGAATTACTTCAGGCTTTAGTTGTACTCTGCAATAATACTTCAAGTATGTATGAATTATCCCATGAAGGTGACCTATCTTATTTTAAAGATAAGAAACCCAGTAAATACGGCCAAGAGTTTGTACGGGCTACTAAAACTAGTTATGGAGTAAAATTTTCTAATTTTAGGAAATCAGTAAACACCAAGAATACTTACAATTCAGAAAATAATCTGACGAAAGAGAAATACGTAGGTAAAGTATGGTGTCCTACTGTAAAATCGGGGGCTTTCTTTACAAGAGTAATCGGTGAAGATAAACGATATAGAACTTTAATTACTGGCAATTGCCAGTCTGCAGCTTCAGATATGTGTCTGTTCGGAAGTATTCTCATATATTATTTAATGAGACAGGGTAAATTACCATCTACTAAATCTGTATGCTTAGTTCATGATGCTAATTATCAGATTACTAAGCCAGAGAATATAAATATCTGGAGTATTTATGAAATGTGGCAAATTTATAGAAATCCCTTAACTAAGCCATACTTTGGTTTTCAAATAGATGATCTAGATATGGAAATGGACTTTGTTATAGGTAGGTCGATGGCAGAAGAACTACCTTTTATTCCTGGATATGATTATAGAAAAATGCTCGAACCCGATTTTTCAGTAGAAGAGTACATGGAAGAGCATAAGAAATATAAGCATATAAAGATAAAAGATTACCCTAAAATATTCAAGAAGGAGATAAAGAAATATAAAGAGGGATATGAAAAGAAAGTACATTAGTAATATGCCTATTGAAGGATTCTCTAAATATCACATATGTAAGAATGGCCGATTATATTCTATTCATAGTGGTACTTGGAGATTGATAAAACCAGTAGCAAAGAGTACTGGGTATATATCTAATAATCTAATATCTGATTCTGGTAAAAGAGCTAATTTCTATCGACATAGATTAGTTGCAGAAGTTTATTTACCAAATGATAATCATACTTTAGTAGTATGTCATAAGGATAACAATCCTTTAAATAATCGGGTAAGTAATTTATATTGGGGTACTCCAAGAGATAATACTCAACAGTGTATAAGAGATGGTAGATTCCCATTTCGTAAGAAGAAAAAGGTGGATGAAAATAAGTTGATATATCAATACAATATTGGAATACCCAGAAAAGATATATTAGAAGAATTTAGGATATCCACTAAACTACTTTATAGTATTTTAAGAAAACATAATGTTAAACTACGAAAATCATGAAGAAGATTTTAAACGGGCCCACGGTATGGAGGGCTAAATGCCCAGTATGTGATTGCGAATTTGAATATGATACCAGTGAAACTTTTAGAGTTTACGATAAATCAAATAGGGATATTTATAAGGTAGTACAATGCCCAAATTGTAAAACTAATTTAAAGCATTCGGATTCAGTATCTACCATTACAGAAGCGAAAAGAGAAGATACTATGTCTACATAAATAAATTAAATTTATGAGATTATGGCAACAGAAGAAGAGTTTAAAAAAGCAAGCCAATTAACTGCACTTACTTATATGGTAGCAGGATGCTTAAATTATTCCATAGAGAACTTGAATAAATATCTAGATGCCAAGAATTTACATATAAGTGGACCAGAGAAGATGTTATTCAATCGTATAAAATCCCAAATATCCCAACTTCAATCAAACCTTTATACCTTAGAGGGTATGGCTTTTAAGGTAATGGCAAAAGACGAAGAGGGTAAATTAGCTTATGAGGACGCTACTCATATTTATTGGACAGCTTTCCTATTATTATTAGATAGAGGAGGAACCGATGCTTTATGCGATTTAAGATTAATGGCTTTAGTAGATAAGTTAAGTGTATACAAGTCTCTTCTTAAGTTACCAGGTATGAAATTAGCTTATCAAACTGCTTTTGCTCAAGTTACTAAAGCAATCAGTAAAGGTAAATTTAGTAAAGAAGACTTTAAAGACCTATTGGAAGTTTATGAAGACAGAACTGAAAAAACTGAAGGTTAAGTTTGAAGGTAAAACCATCGAAATAGATATTCAAAAGGAATTATCTATTAATGAAAATATAATCAATTCTCAGCTACGAGAGTCTCCTTCTAGTTATTATGTACTTTGTTCTCTTAGAGATAAATATATAAAAGAAAGGGATGCACTAGCAAGGGAAAAAGACGAAGCATATTCTGCTGCTTGGGTTTATATAAAGGATTCGAATGAGAGATTTAACAATGATTATGTATCTCATAAGGCAAATATAAATCCGAAATATAAATCACTATATCAAAGGTATTTGAAAGCTGTAGAGAAATCAAATAAGTTCATAGCTATATGTAGAGCTTATGAGTCACGAGAAAATATACTTCGTACTATTAATGCCAATCTTAGAAAAGGATAGAGATAACTATATTCAATTACATAACTAATTAATTAACATACAATTATGATTTACTCACTAAACTTCATTTCAACTATGGTAGCAGAGCTTTTTAATAAAACTCTACCTGGTTTACCAACAGAAAATCGGGTTTTGATATTATCTCCGAAAGATATTAACACAACCAAGTCCGGTATCATTATACCCGGAACTGTTTCTGAGGGAGTTCCCAGAAAGGGAGTAGTAGTTAAAAGAGGTACTATAACTGAAGAATATAAAACTTATACCGATCTTACGGAGGTTGGTAGAGTAGTTACTTACGGTATGTATGCTGGTAAAGAATTGGAATTTGAGATTAGACCGGATTGGCCAGAATCTGTAAAGAATATTCTAGAAAAGAATATCGTTACAGTGTTAAGTTTGAATGAGATCATCTATTCAGAGGCTAACAACAATTAAATTTTAAATATTATGGTTAAATTTTAAATATTATGGTAAAAGACAAAAAGAAAAAGCTTTCTTCAGAGGGTAGTTCTACTCGAGATAAGATGCTTGCAAGAAAGAAGAAATTAGAATCCAGAGGAAACGGAGGGGGATTAGTATATCCCAAAGAGGGAACACTTAGAATGAGAATTAAATCTCCAGGTGATGACCAAGAATTGGGTATAGAAATTGTTCAATTCTATTTGGGAGGAGATCTTGGAGGAGTAATATCTCCAGCTACTTTTGATGAACCATGCCCTTTCATGGAAAAATACCAGGAATTGAAAAGTTCTAAGGATGACGATGATAAGAACCTTGCTAAATTGATAGTACCTCGTAGAAGATATGTTATTGGCGGAATCGTTTATGACGATGAGAAAGGTACTAAAGTTGGATATGAAGGTAAGGATAAGGGAGTATTAGTACCATCATCTGTATATCAGGATATTATTGACCTTTACCTCGATGAAGACGAGGCCGGTGATATGACTGATTATAAAACTGGATATGATATTAAGATCAAGAGATCTGGTTCTGGTAAATTTGATACCACTTATTCTGCTACTCAGTGCAAACCTACTAAATTGGACAAGAAGTATCAGGGTCAATTGGATTTGGAATCCATAGTTCGTTCTCAAATTAAGTCCTATGAAGAACTAGAAGAGATCTTGGCAAAATTCTTAAAAGAAGATCATGGTGATGATGAGGACGAAGAACCAAAGAAAAAGAAGAAAAAGGGAATCCATAAGGATCACTATATGGAAGACGAAGAACCAAAGAAAAAGAAAAGAAAATATCGTTCAGATATCTAATTGGTGTTAGTAATTCATGTTTGTTGTTGGGTAGAGAGGGTAATTAGATTCGTTCGGTTATCCTCTCTTTTCATTTAAATACTTTACATTATGGCTAAGTATGATAACATACCGGGATGTCCAGGATATTACATTTCTAAAAGGGGTCAGATATACTCACGGATAATACCTAACGGGAATGATGCCGGTAAATTGGGGAAGGTATGGAGAGAAAGGAAAGTAAAGATAATGATTAAAACTCCAACCTATAGTACCAAACGAGTAAAGATACGAAATAAATCATACTCGGTATCAAGGTTGGTGGCATTAGCTTGGGTACCAAATCCAGATAATAAACCCTGTGTATGTCATAAAGATAATGATTCTTTAAATAATCACTATAAAAATCTTTATTGGGGTACACACCAAGAGAATATGGCTCAGATGGTAGTAGATGGTAGAAAACAAAAGGGGGAAGAATGCCCTAGATGGGTGAATAAAGAAATACCTGAGTTGTTTGACTATTATTGTGATGGTGTTAGTATTATGGAATTAGCCGAGATGTTCAATACGAACAAATCTATGATAAATAAAATAATAAGGTATAAATTTAAAGAACTATGGCAAGGAAGAAAATAAAAGTACCATCTCTGAATGAGATGAGGAAGAAATTCTCAGGTTTTTCTATAGCTTCAGAAGAAGATGACTCTAAGTTACCCTGGTTACCTTCAAGATTTTTAGCTTTTAATTATATTCTGGGTGGAGGAATCCCCTATGGGAAAATACTCGAATTATTTGGTACTGAATCATCAGGTAAAAGTCTAATGGCATACGATTTCGCATATTCATGCCAGTACTTAAATGGTGTAGTTTTGTGGATAGATGCTGAACAATCATTTACTAATTCTTGGGCTAAGATTAATGGGTTAGATTTAAGTAGGGTAATTATCTATAGGGAAACTGCTATAGAAAAAATATCCGATTGGGTTGCATCCATGTCACTATATTGGAGAAGCCAATTAGTAAATAACGAACCTATATTATTAATCCTGGATTCAGTTTCGGCTTTGGACACCGAAATTAATATTAACTCAGAGATGAGTAATGCTTCTGCTGATATGGGTAATAGAGCAAAAGCCATATATAAATATTTCCGTATAAGAAATGAAATGTTATATTCTTTGGGAGTAACCCAGATCTATATCAATCAATTACGTACTAATCTAAAAGCAGGTATGTTTGAAAATCCCGATACTACTCCTGGAGGCGCTGCTTTAAAATTCTATGCTTCTCAAAGAATAGGTTTGTATGGGGGTAAATCACTAACAAAGAAGATAAAAGGGAAAGAGAGAAAGATTGGTAGAGTAACTTCTATCCGTACAATGAAGAATAAGGTTGCTCCACCGAGAGGGACTATAAAAGCTGCTCCTGTATATAATAATTCTAAATACCATGACGTAGGCTTTGATAAGATATATTGGTTAAATGAGATCCTTATAGAGGAGGAGATTCTAGAAAAATCCAATGGAGGAGTTTATAAATATAAAGGAGAAACTCTCTGTAGAGGAGAAGAGAAATTTTTAGCTTTACTAGAAGAAAATGATGAATTAAGACGTAAGCTATTAAGAAAAGCTGGTATAAATACTATTGGAACCACTAAGAAGAAACTAGAGTCATTAAATACTAACCTATTCCCAGTAGAGGATGTTCAAGGGGAAGTAGATGAAGAAGAGGAGGAAGAGGATGAATAAAGAAGAAATAGAGAAGATTATTAAGGAATATCTTAAAGAGAATCTAAGATTAGAGACAAGGTTAGAATACTTAGATGAATATAGTAATCCAGAGAACTATATGGATGTTTACCTTGGTAAAGAGAAGATTCAAGAAGTTTTATTGAATTAGGTTTAGAGGATGAAAACAAGTAATAATACTAATCAAGTTGGAGGTAACCATTACCAATTTGAGATTGAACCAGTACATTTAATGGTAAAGTATAACCTTAATTGGTTTCAGGGAGAAATATTAAAATACGTATCCAGACATACCAATAAGAATGGTAAACAAGATTTAGAAAAAGCCCTACATATATGTGATATGGCAATAGACTTAAAACCGGCCATTGTTTCAAAAGTATCTTTATTAGAGAACGGAGAAGAATACTTTGAGACTTATATATCTCAGATGAGTATTTTGGATATGTTTAGAGGTTTAGATAGATCTATCTGGACTTATCAGAACGGTTTCGTAAAAGCTATAAAATATCTCCTAATAGGAGATTGGGTAAAATGTAGAGAAGCTATCTTTATTTTAAAAATGAGTTTCTATGAATAAGAAAAAAACTGTACTACTTATAGATGGTGAAAACATCTTGCATCAAAGTTTTCACAAGTTCGAGAAGCTGAAATCAACTGACGGTAAACCCAGTGGAGCAATATTTGGATTTTTCAAATCACTACACATGTATCTTACAAGGTTTGAACCCGATGAGGTTTATATTTCATTTGATAATGGGCATTCTCCAATAAGGATGAAATTATTGCCTAACTATAAAGGACATCGGAAAAATATCTCAGTTGATTATGAATCTTTGCAAAGTCAAAAGGCAATCATAATGAAAATGCTAGGTATGCTAAGAATAAATTATATATTCGATAAGAATAATAATACCGTATATGAGGGAGATGATTTCTTAGCATACCTTGCAATTAAAAAATTCCAATCCGAGAAGGTAATCTTAATATCATCCGATAAAGATTTCAATCAGCTATTGAATAAGAACCTTCGGGTATATAATCCTCGAAAAGATGAAATGATCCGAGTAGAGAATTGTAGAGATCTGTTCGGGTATCATGCTCATGAGACTGTAGAATATCTAGCAATGGTTGGGGATATTTCCGATGATATTTCTGGATTTCCAGGTATAGGACCAGTGAAGGCAAGAAAAATCCTTGATGAAGGTAGAATTGAGAAGTTTATTGCTCAAAGCAAGAATAAAGAGTATCTGAAGATATGGAGAAGAAATGAACAGTTAATAGACCTTTTCTGGTTCGTAAGGAATATTCCATTAGAGAAATTACCACTTAAATCGAAAAAGAAGTTTAAGTATGATAAGTTTAAAAAGATCTGTGTAGAATACTCTTTATCTTCATTCTTAACAGATCAGTTTATTGAACCATTTAAAGAATTACACCATGAGTAAAAGAATTATGTTTGTAGGCCCAGCAGGAATTGGCAAAACAACTTTAGCAAAGTATATATCTGAGAAACATGGTATCCCCTTTATTTCGGGTAGTATGACTGATTTATTGCCAGCTACTAAAGATCTATCCCATATCGAGATATTATCTTTGGGATCAGAAGCCATGTATAAATCCGATTTTCAATTATTGAATTTGAGGAACAAATTATTCAAAGATAAAGAGGAATTTGTTACCGATAGAAGTTATGCTGATCTAGCTGCCTATTTTTGGTATAAACAATCGAAATCCCTCCCAGAATGTGAGATGGAACACTTTTTCTGTCAATGTCAAACATTAATGGGAATTCAATGTGATCTAGCAATATTTCTCCCTTTGAATCTAGAGAACTATAGAGGCTGGAATATAGAAGAGAACGGTAAAAGAATACTCAACAGGTACTTCCAGATTCAAATATCTTCCCTTATGAGTGAATTGCTTGCAAATTGGGAAGTACCCACTGTATGTCTATCAAGTTTGGATTTGGGAGAAAGAAAAGAACAAATCGATTATCATATTAATAGGATATGGAGAAACAGAAACAAGTAATAGCAATAGTATTCTCAGATTTGCATTTGAATATCTATGCTAAATTTAATGAGGATAATAAAAGAACCCTGAATCATTTCAGGGTTTTGTCGACTATACAGGGTTTATGTAAGAAGTATAATTGCCCAGCTTTATTTTGTGGAGATCTATTTCATAGGGCAGAATCTATGGATCAAGAATTATATGAGATATGTTACAAGGAATTTAATAAACTGGGTAATCTGAATATTTTAGCTATCTCCGGGAACCATGATATCAAGAAAGTAAGTAAGATCGGTATGCCCCCTTTTAGTTGGCTTTATTTAGTAGAAAGGTATGGGTTAAAGATACTAGATTATGGGAAAACTCCCTTATCTTTAACTCATAGGGATATTATGGTATATGGTTTACCATATATAGATAATAATATCGGTTTAAGTGATCATCTAAAGAAGATTGAATTAGATAAACATAAAAAGAATATTCTTTTACTACACACTGATTATCCTGGTGCTAAGGATACGGATGGGAGAGAAATAAATTCAGTAGAAAATCTGAATGTGAATATCCTAAATAAATTTGACTTAGTATTATGTGGGCATATCCATAAACCCCAAAGGTTATCAAAGAAGGTTTATATGGTTGGGGCTCCTTTACAACAAAGGAGAACCGATAAAGATTGTAAACTTGGATACTGGAAACTTTATTCTGATCTTTCTATGAAGTTTGTAGAATTAAAGGGGTTTCCGAAATTTGTTGATGTAGAATCTGAAGATGAGATTAAAGATGATGGCAATTATTATACGGTATTACCTAAAAAATCTAGTATACCCGTAAATACTAACCATCAAATAACTAAGCAATTATCTAAAAAAGTACTAGCAAAAAGGTACCTAAAAGAAAAAGGTATTAAGGATGAGGTTAAAACTAAGCTACTAATTGAAACATTAAAAAAGGCCGAATCATGTTAACATTTACTACACTAAATGCTGTGGGATTTTGTTCAATTGAAAATTTACACTTACAGCTGAATACGAACTGTACAGTACTAATTAAAGCAACTAATGGTAAAGGGAAGAGTTCTATCTTATCTTCATTAGTATGGGCATTATATGGTAAAAATCTAAAGGGAGTATCCAATGTGAATACTTGGGAATCAGTTAGACCTAAGGATTATCTGGGAACTATGGTAGAACTCTATTTTCAGAAAGATTCTCATTTGTTTAAGATAATTCGATGTCAGAAATATAAGGGAATCCTTGAGGATGGAGCAAAGGGGAACGATAGGCTTATATTCCTAAAAGATAATGAGTTAGTAAATGTAAAGGGAAAGAACCAAATCCAGGATGAAATTTGTAAAGAAGTGGGATTATCCTATACTCTGTTCATGAATTCTATAATGTTTGGTCAGGGTATAAAAAGATTAATACAAGAATCGAATTCTGATAAGAAAAAGATATTCGAAGAAGTATTTGATTTAGAGTTCTTAAACCTTGCAAAAGGAATTGCCCAACAAGATAAAAATAACCTAATAGCAAAGGTAAATGAAGTAGAACATCAATCCGAGTTACTTAAGAGAGAACTAGACACTAATAGGGAAGCTTACTTTGATTTGAGAGATAGGGAGAAGTCTTTTAAGAAAAAGATAAGGGATGAGAAAAGAGAACTAAAGCAAGATAGAGAAAAGCTCACTAAACTCTTAATCGAAAAAAAGAAACAGATTAAGGATGAGGTAGATACTTCTCTTCAAGTTAAAATTAAAAGGCAAAACCATCTGATCCTTGATCTGAGAGGTAAAATAAAAGATGCCAAGAATTTATCGAATGTACCACTCAAAAAGGTAATTAAAGAGTTAGTAATACAGTTAGAATCTGGTCACTACAAACGTGCATTACGAGATGCTAAATCAATATATAAGGCATTCTCTGACCTTGATAAATACGATAAAGAATATCATGAGGCTTTAGAAAGATTAGAAGAACTTAGTAATGTAAATGATAAGTATAAGAAATTAAAATCCGATTGTGATGATATTGCTTCTGACATGGCTTCTATTGATGAAGATTTGGCTAAGCTCAAACAGGAAAAACTTAAGGTCATGTCTCCCAAATATAAACAAAAGCTTAAGGATATTAGGAAAAAACTACGTAAAGTTGATGAGGATTTTCACAATAAAGAATTAGAGTTAGAGAACTATAATTGGTTGATAGATGATCCTCTCGGTAATAATGGTATAAAAGCTTACTTATTTGATTCTTCATTGGATAGGTTAAATTCTACCTTAGAAAGATATGCTCAGGTATTAGGCTTTAGAATAGAATTTACTATTGATCTGGGAACTGCTAGAAAGGATTTTGTTACTCTAATAGAAAGAGATGGGCAAATAATCGATTATGATGAACTATCAGGCGGCGAGAAACAGATTTGTAATATAGCAATGGCTTTTGCCATGAATGAAGCTCTTACTGCATCTAAAGGCATTAACCTTGCCTTCCTTGATGAAGTATTTGAATCACTTAGCTCTGATAATATAGAAGTAGTAATCTCTCTTATACGGCATACATTCTCGGATAAAACCCTTTTCTTAATCACCCACCATGATTCATTACCCTTAGGTAATACTAAAATACTGCAAGTTGAAAAAGTCAATGGCCTAAGTAGGTATCAATTACTATAAGGATATATAATCCTTAAAACAAGACAATGAACTTATGGCAAATAGTAAAAAGAAGGGCTCAAGATTTGAACTCAAAGTCTCAAAATGGTTTACTAAATGGACTTCTTTCAAATTCGGCAGAACACCCTACTCTGGTGCAAATCATCAGAGTAGGGATCTGTCTTCAGATGTTATGTGTCAGGATGAGAGACATGCCCACAGGTGTAAAATATCTGTAGAATGTAAAAACTACAAAGAGATTAAATTCGAACACATTCTCTTAGGTAATAAGGGGTGTGATATATTGAAATTCTGGGAACAAGCTTCTAAAGATGCTAAAAGAGCAAATAAAGTTCCTATATTATGTATGAGATATAACTCAATGCCCTCAGAAGAATTTTTCTTTGTAGTGGGGAAGAAGTTATCCTCTGTATTCTATAAACCTCTATTCGATAAGGCTCCTATTATGGTGATTGATGTACCAAAAATAGGTGAAATTCTTTATGTATTCATGGCTAGTGATATATTGAAGAATGTAAGCTATAAGCTAGTACATAAACAAGCTAAGTTAATCCTTAAAAACTCTTAAATATGAAAAAACATACCCCTTATGTATACTGTATATTTTATATTGAGAAGAAATACTGTTCTCGGATCAATGATGAATTGAAAGAGAAGGGGTATAAAAATATAAAAGCCATTATCCCAATGGTGAATGTATTAAAGAAAACTCATAAAGGTAAAATGCAATTTGAGGAAATCCCCATCTTATTCAATTATGGCTTCATTAAAATGCCCAGTGAGTTTGCTTATTCTAGACCCTTTCTTAATAAACTAAAAAGGAATATTTCTGGTATAAGGACTTGGTTAAAAGCTACAGAGACTTTACATCCAAGAAAGAAAAAAGTTAGGATAGATAATTCCGAAGATTTTGATGATTTTTCATTAGTAGCTACATGTTCAAGAAATGATGTTAGAAGGTTTAAGAAGTTAGCCAAAGAGAATAAGAAATATTCCGTTGAGGATATGATGAACATACATCCTGGAGATTACTTAGTATTAAAAGGTTATCCTTATGAGGGAGTAGATGCTACGGTACTGGATGTAGATTATAACAATAAGTTAGTGAAGCTATTGTTATACCCAGAATGTGGTAAGATGGAATTGAAATTACCATTTGATAATGTTCTGTACTCAGTATATCAAAACTGTGATCCAGATAAACTCTATGCTAATCAGCAAGAATTTGACCCAAATAAGATTACATCAGAAGCAATTGATAACATAATGGCGTATAGGAGAAATTGATATGAATGAATTTCAAAAGAAAGCATGGGACTGTTTAACCCAAAAAGAACAACAATCTCTGTTCCTTCAATTATCCGAAAATAAGTCATCTTGGGAAGCTGGTGAGATTTTAAAGTTGTCTCATTATAAGTATCTTGAAATCCGAGAAAGGTCTGAGAAGTTCTTTAGGCTTTTCTCGGATTTTTTTGAGAAAAGGACTTCTATATTCAGACCAGATTGCCCCTGTGAAAGGAATTTTCAAGATTATATAGAGGGATGCCTAGAAAAGAGATTAAAGAGAAGAGAAGCGGCTTTATATTCTGGTGATGCTGCTCAGATATTGCCCAAGGTGAATACTCATAATATAATGAGGAATATGAAAAGGTTAAGAGAATCAGAAGACCCCTGGGATCAGGATACTGTTAAGTTAATCTTTGAATATGATAGATGGAATAATTCTCGTATTCTTCCAAGAATGCTACAACAGCCATCTGCATTCAAAAGGAGATTGAATAAAAAAGATAAGATCTATATCAGATACCTTTTAAATAGAGTACCAGAATGGATGCACACTAAAGTAAAAGAAAGATTCCGATATAAAGTAAAACCTGGAAAGAAGAAATACTGGGTATGCTTAATATCTCAGGAATTATATACGGATGGTTATCTCTTACTCCCAGTAAGGCCTTTAGAGGAAGTAGTAAAAGAGTTTAGTAGATTTTACATGTATGTATTTGAAGAAAAAGATGATGCGGATACTTTTGGTTTTATGGTATCTAAATTCATGGATAAAACTGGAGATGTGAAATTAGGGCAAAAGTTTTGGCCAGAATATCGTTACTGTGTTCAAAAGGCAGTTAATTATAACCAGGTAAATAATATTGACTTTAACGTAAAGGTAATGGATGTTGCCTATAATGTTCATAAAACCAGAAAACCACGAAAACCCAAATCAACTGGTACCGAACGAGTGAATCCCCAGCTATTATATAAAAAATAGTGATATTAATTTTATATTTGAATTAATCTTTATATATTTGCATATCGAAAAAATTTAAAACACTTTTAAAGTATGGTAAAGAAGAAAAAAGATAAACCCGTTCCCTCTAAAGAGAAATCTAATTTTCTCGGAGCTGCAGGTAGGAATCAAACCTATCGGGACTTAAAAAGAAAGGCAGTTATATTGGGAATGCCTTTTCCTGATGCTTGTTCTGCTTCAGTATTCCAATTAATCAATTGGATAAATACTTCAGAAGAGAAACCAAACAAACATCTTATTAATGAATACGATGATTGGATGGATAGGCAACTAGAAACTGCAGGATTAGCAAAAGATGATCCCCTAAGAAGTTCAAAATTAAGACTTGGCTTTTTGGGAGAAGAAGGAGAAGATGGAAAAAGAAAAACAAGAAGAGTATCTGGAATAAAGAAACCCAGAGAAAAGAAACCACCCAGAGAAAGGGATGAATTTAACCTCATAAAGGGTACTAAAAAATCCTACGTATGGGAATTAACTTCAAAGGGGTACGAATTAGAGAGAATAATTCGAAGAATGAAAAAGAAATTCCCAGAAGCAAACGAGAAATCCATAAATCTTTGGTACCGTACTGCAAAAAGGAAATTGAATGGTAAAGATAAAGGAAAGTAGTAGGGAAGAGATAAAACCCGATCGGTATTATTTTTGGACTTGGAGACCAGATACTACCAATAAATATATAACCGAAAAGAAATTATATCGGAAGCATCTTACTTCTATCCCCTATTTTACTAGATCCCATATAAAGAGAACTCTGATTTACCTTTATGGAGTAGATGTTCTTCAATATATTCATATTATCTCAGGTAGGAAACTCCTAAGGCAAGGCATTAAGAAAGCCCAAGATATGAATGGGAAGAATCACTTTAAAGGAACTACAAAATTTTACTTTAAGGGTAAATTAGTAAAAGCTAGGAAGTTTATTATACCAGACGAATATAGGGTTGATAAACATAGAAGAAGACGATTCATGATACAGATGCACAGAGTTTTTCATTCTAAAGGCAAACAAGAATTTGATAAAAGGTATGCGAGAAAATTATATGGACAACGGCAAGGGATCTCTGCCCAAGCAATTAAACAAAAGAGAATACAGGTCCGTAATTCTATCTTACAGAATCTACAATAGATTACCTCAAAATGAGAAAATAGAATTTGATCTGAACTTTCTTAATTACCCTCCCTTAATTGGGTCATTAGCCCTTTTCTTATGGAAATACTACCAAGGGAGGGTAAAGATGCAAAAGATACTTTTCATAAAAGCCCAGAGGGATCTATTAGATTTATTCGATAAGGCAAATACTAAATTTGTGGGGTATCTTCCAAAAGAAAGGTTTCTTAAGAAAGCTCTTTTATTTCAAGGCTTTGTATCTTTAGAAAAAGTTAAAATTCGAAAAGCTTATGCTTATATAATGACCAATCGGATGATAGAAAATCAAATATGGATCTACCCAATTCGATTAGCTGATAACTATAAAACAATGAAAAAAGGGAAATACAAATTTTATACCGAATGCTTCGGAAAGGTTGGTATTCCCGGAATAACTAAAATTAAACATAGCTATGAATGATATACCTCAAATTTTTAAGAGAAAGGATTTTGACCCTTATCAAGGAAAAGTCTTTAAGATAGCTACTTATCAAGGAGATAAAATTCTTAGTAGTCAAGAAGTAAATATCACTTCTAAAGAACAGTTAAATACAGTTCTTGAAGATATAACACAATTTAATACTGCTCAGGAGGAATTATTAAACTCTGGGTATGTTAAGCTTATAAAACGAAAACGATTAATCACAGTTTAATTAACATATATTATTAACCAACTTAAACATTACGAAAATGGCTAAGAAGAAAAAAGAAGTAGAACTGAAAGAAGTTTCTAGAACAGAAGTAAATGGTACAATTATTATCAAGTACGAAGATGGCTCAATCAAAATCATTCCGGCTCCGATTGCTTTGACTGCCGAGGAAGCAGAAGACCTTTTCGGTTCAGAATCAGATGAAGAGGAAGAAGATGACGATGATGATTCCGATGAGGAAGAAGATGACGATGATGATT